CTGATTGCGCCAGTATTGATATACAACTTACCACCAGTCGAATCAACATACAAAGAACCCGTACCAGCAAAGTTATCGCCAGTAGTGCCATTAGTTGGAACACCTGCGTCAACCATAACCACAACGTCATCTTCCATGCGGATATTAGCTTTGCTATATGGTCTAACGCTAGAAGGACCACCAGCATCAGCTACAGGGTCTTGCATCTTCAGGTCAATACCATACTCAAAACCAGAACCAGCTGTGGTTTGAGCCATTGCAACACCAAAAGCGCAACGAGCGGTAGTTAAACCAGAATCGCCATCCATAAATGCCATAACAGCAGCATCGCCTGACAGGGTATTAGTGTTAATAGTACCCATTACACCAGCCATTAAGCCAAAGTTAGCATATGTACCAATAACTGCAAACTCACCTACTGCACCAGCCATGTGGTTAAAAGTAGTAGAAGGAGCTACAGCAAAAGGAGCGCCACACTGGACACGTCCAAATACAGAGAAAGCCTCGCCAGGAGTTAAATAGCTGCTTGAGCCAAAACCTGTGGTTGGCATTACACGAGAATAGAAGCCAGAAGCTGCTGTTCCCTCGTCAACCGAAATTACGGTTCCTGAATTAATAGTGGTAGGAGTTAAAGGTTGTTGTGCGCTTGCGTCTCCGCCTTGATAACCAGCCCGCACTGGGCCTGAAAAAGTAGTTCTTGCCATTTTAAATTGTCCTTCATACAAAGTTCAGCTTATCAATCGTGTATGCGTCTGCTGGGGCAGTTTGATAAGCGATTCACCCAGTTTCAATAATCTTACTACAAATAAATAAAAAAGGGGAGTTTTTAGCTCCCCTTTTCTTAGCCTAATTAGGCTCCAGCGGAACCGTACATTCCGAGTGGATCAGACCAGCCGAAGCTATAACGCTCACGAGACTTGTAACGTACGGTACCTGTATCGAAGTCGCCATCCATGCCTGTGCTCAAAGGAACACGGACAAAGTGCTTCATGCCGTTAGGTACATCAGTTGTCAAGAACCAAGCATTGGTATCGGTCAAGAAGTGGTTAATTGCATAACCACCAGGGATCGAACCGTTGTTCTTCAACGCATTGATGTCGTTGTCGTTTGTACCAACACGGAGTTCAGTTTCGAGCAAACGAGTTGCAACGAACTGGAGTGAAGGAGGAACGATCAACTTTTTAGGTTTAGCAGCGATCAACAGCGAACGCTCATCAGTCCACAGAGAGATTTGAATTACAGCGGCTTCCAAAGAAGTCTCATTCAAGTCAGCTGGGGTTGATGGAATGTTGCTGTTAGTACCGCCAGAAACCAATGGGTGTGATGCTGAGAACAAAGCAACACCGTCACCACCTGGGTAGGAAGCGGAGAAGCCGTTGTTCAATACAGAAGCAGCACGAACTTGCTTGGTATACGCCATGGAACGTGCCAAACCTTTGGTATAACGAGCTGACAATGAGTCATACAAGTTATCCTCGATTGCCTCTTCCGTGAGGGAGAAGCCTTGGGCGATAGTAACGTGGGTGTAACGAGCTGTCCAAGCCTCTTGACCATTGTCATAAGCAATTGGTGCGCCCTCGTTTTTAACGGGAGCAGCACTAAAGCCTGATAACTTGGTCTCTTCTTCAAAAGAACGCTCAGAAGATTCAGTTTCGTAAATCTCTTTGTGTTCTTGTCCATAAGTAGCATACTCAAGACCAAACAAAGCGTTTAAGCCTGGGAGCAACTCTTTTAGTAGTTGTGCACGAGAAATAGCCATTTAATATGCTCCTTAAGCTAAGTTATTGCCGAGGGCGGTGTTGTACTGATCTGTGTTGATCTTAACAATAACTTCAACGAAGGTAGTGTTAGATGTAGCAGTATCAGGAACAACATCAATTACTCGGAATGGAAGGGTTGCGGTATTCGCACCAGATGCAGCAATAACAAAGCCTACAGAATCACCAGTAGTGGTTGAACCAGTACCTTGATTGTAAGACATGTTTGTGCCAACAGCGGCTTGAGTCACAGTTGTTACAACTGAGTTTGCAGCAAAAGCTACAGCAACTTTAAAAGCAGCCATAGGATCATCTACTACAAAAGCGTAAGCAGAAGTAGCTGCAGCATTACCTGGGTAATATTGCGACTGTACTGGCTGACTTTGG